CGCGCGTCGGCGTCGGTGAGGTCGGCCAGGTGCCGGTGCTCGACGCGCGTGAGGGTCACGACGACGCGCCCGTTGAACGACAGCGTGCCGCCTGGCACGAGCTTGCAGCGGCGCCACGGGCGAATCGTCGTCGTCTTCTGCCCGCTCTCGATGAGGCGCAGGTAATCGCCCTTCACGAAGATCAACATGGCGTCACTTCTTCGCCATCGCTGCGAGCAGAACGAAAAACAAACCCACGGCCAGGCCCACGATGCCGAACAGCAGGCCCGCCACCACCGCAACCAGTATGCCGACGACCATCAGAACGATGCGCAGCACGCTCACGCGACGACCTTGCGCGCTGCGCGCAGCCACTGCTTCGACGGCGCGTTCATCGGGTCGCCGCTCTCGATGATGGCGATGGCGTCGCGCAGCAGGTCGATGACCGGGTTCGGCGGCGAATCGACCTCGCGCCCGCCCTGCTCCCACTTCCAGCCGTGCGCGCCGCACGTCTCGTCGAGCGTGCGGTCCGCGTGGCCGCCGCTGACAGGTTCGCCGCAGTGCGTGCAGACGCGACGCGGGCGCCCGCCCAGCTTCGCGTTCTGCTTCCGGGCTTTGTTCTGCGCCTTCGTGCCTGCACTCCCGCCGAGACGCCCGAGCGCCTGCGCGGCGGGGTTTTTCATCACAGGTTTTGGTGCCATATCGGACTGGTCGGGATTATAGCCGATGGTCGCGTTCATCTACGCCCGCCCTTCGAGCGCGGCGCGTGCCGACTTGAGCCAGTCGCGCACGTCGACCACGTGCGCCTGCGCGTCGTCGGTGCCGTCGGGAATGTCCGACTCGTCGATGATGGCGACCGCCTCGCGCACCAGCTGCCGCAGATCGTGGCGCTGGTCGAGGGCGTCGAGGCTGGTCGCAATCGACTCCAGCGCGCGCACGACACGCGGCACGTCGCCGTCGTAGAACTTCTGTCCCATCCGCGTCTCGAAAAACTTTGGACCCACGGTTGCTCTCCTCGCGGCGATTTGCCGCTCGATGCGCGTCGAGCACGCGCCGCACATCCCGTGCGACGCGCCCGACGCGCTGCTGAAGTTCGGACACCAGGCGCAGGTCACAGCGTGACCTCGACGCAAAACTCGCACGCGCTGCACGCGGCAAAGGGGGCGGGGTGCAGTCGATAGACCAGTTCGTCACGACCCACGATGAAGAAGCCGGGCGCGGTGAGGCGGCTCACGAGACCGTCAAGCACGACCTGCACGACGCCGCCGCAGAGCGGGCACGCGGTGCAGGTCGTCGTCTTCGCGTTCATGTCAGGCATCCTCGTCTTCGTCGAGGTCGTCGTCTTCGTCTTCGTCGTCGAGGTCATCACCGTCGCCCGTGCCGCCGATGTCGCCGTCGAGCGGCGCCTTGCACTCGCCGCAGCGCAACGCCTTGCCGGGTGCGAGCGTCGCGGGTAGACGATTCTTCCGGCCGCACGCTGCACAGGTCTCAATCACGTCGTTCACTTTTTGCTCCAGTCGTTCCAGTTGATCGATTGTTTCGGTGCGACCGGCACCGGCGGTGCGACGACAACAGGTCGGGTCGGCGGCGCCGCGTAGGTCGCTTCGGCCCAGCGGGCGACCGCGTCCATCACGGGCGTCCATTCGAGCGCGTAGTGGCGCGCCCAGGTCCACGCGGCGTCTTCCTCGGCGCGCATCAGATTGCCGAGGTCGCCGGTCGACGCGTGACGGAGCACGCCGGTCGGCGACGCGAGGTGGCCCATCTCGTGCAGCGCCACGGCGTAGGTCGTTTCGTCGATGATGGTCGAGACGAGCGCGACGCGCAGGCGCGACAGCCCGACCGCTTCCTCGGGTTGCAGCTGCGTGCTCTCAATCAGTCGCACGTTGAACGCTTTGGCGAGGTCGACCGCGTGCGCGCGCAGCGTGGCGGCGGAATGCTTGGTGGTCATCGGTTCACCTTGAGACCGGCGCGAATCGCGGCGGCGACGTCGAACGCGGGCGCGCTGTCGTTCCAGACGACGCGTCGAGCAGGCGCAGCGGGTGCAGCGGGCTTGACCGGCGCCGAGACGACCGACGCGCGCTCCCGGATGGTGGCGGTCGTCGCGCTGCGTTCGTCGATGCTGTCTCGCAGGTCGTCGAGCAGCGTTCGGCGTGGCGATTGCTGTGCACACCCGCTGCTGCGCAGGTTCTGCGCATCGCGTAGCACCTCGACGGCGCCGCGCAACGTCGAGCGCGTGCCGAAGTTCGCATCGTCGGGCGTGCGCCATGCGAACGCGTCGCCCTGCGACCAGATCCAGCCGACGTGCATGTTGCTGAGCGTGCAGCGCACGAAGAAGCCCGCGACGACCGACACGCCGCCGCGTCGCTGGTCGACCGGAAGCGACACGGTGTGCGACTCCAATTTGGCGTGCAGCGAGGGCCACGAAACGTTGATTGTGTTTTTCATAGGGTCACCCGGTCGTCGTCTGCTGGTTTGCTCTGTGAGGCGGTCGACCGCGTCGACCGCTCCACACAGCGCGCAGCGACTAGTTGCCGTCGCCGAGCATCAGGCAGATTTTCCCGGCGAGTTCTTTCGGCTTGCCGAGGTCGGTCAGGCTGCACGACCCGCCGGTGATGCGCGCGAGTTCCGCCGCGAAGCGCGAACCCTCGTCGTTGCCGTCACCGATGTAAATCACGTCGATGGGGTTGCCGAACTCACGACCGGCGGCGAGGGCGGCGCGCGCGTCGTCGGGCTGCCCGTCCGTCACGACGACCAGGTGGGTGGCGCCTTCGTGCTGCCCGAACTGGATGGCGCGGTCGAGCGGCGTTTGTCCGCACGCCTCGGGCACGACGTCGACGACCTGCACGTCCGCCCCGTAGGCGCCGAACGCGGCCATCGGAAAGCTGTTCGTCTGACGCATCGTCGTGACCGTCTCGCGCAGCTGTTCGATCTTGCGTGCACCCGACTTGATGCGTTCGTTCATCGAACCCGAGCAGTCGACCAGCAACAGCGACCGACGCGCGCCTCTCAGCAGGTCGTCGAGGTCGTTCTTGGCCAGCGACTTGTTCAGCGACGCGAGCGCGGTTTTTTCGGCGATGGCGAGGTCGGTCGACGCGGGAACGGTGGCGGTCGTCGTTGCGGTCGGGTTCGTGGTCGTCATTGTCGTTGCTCTCTTTCGTGTCGGTTGTTGGCTGCGGTCGACCGCGTTTGCGACGACCGAGATACGAGTATGAACCTGAGCGCTCCGGTTGTCAAGGATAACCTGGAACGCGTCGGATTGCTCAAGGAATCAGTAGCAGAGTTTGACCAGCGCGATGGTGGCGACGCAGAGCGCGGCGTCGGCTTCGTTCTGCGAACAGCGAATCAGGTCGGGCGAGGAACCAGTGGCGGGCGACAGCGCGCGCGTCTTGACCGCTTTGTATTTGGCATACGAGTGGCGCAGTTCGTCAGTGGCGCCGGTCGCTGTCACCTTCGCGATGAACGCGGCTTCGAGCGCGACCAGGGCAACCAGCTTGAGCGCGCGCGCGTCGGGCTTCGGCGCCGTGAACACGGGACCGGACTGCACGGGCGGCGGCGGAGCGTAGCCGCTGTTGAACCGCGAACGACGACGACGACGACTCCCGCCGTAGGGATTCGGCGCGGTTTTGACCTTGGGCGCGGGCGGCGTATAGGTCTGACCCGCTTTGGCGGCCTTTGCAGCAGCGCGAGCTTGTCTGACCGTCGGGAGACCTTGTGCTTTGTTCGCGGCCTGCGTCGCGCGTCGTTTCGCGGCTGCGTCGGCTATCTGCTGTGCGGTTCGTGGTTGCATGTTCGTGTTCTCAGCTGCTGCGTTTCGTCTCGCGTCGACCGACCGAGATACGAGTATGAACCGGAGCGCTCTGGTTGTCAACTATAACCTGCCGTCGGTCAAATTGCTCAAGGGGACCGTGTGTCTATATGAGAGGGCGCAAACCGCAATCGACCGCCGCGCGTGAACTCGCGGGCAACCCTGGTCGTCGACCGCTGAACGCGAACGAACCGGCGCCGCCCGCCGTCGATGATTCGTTCGACGAACCGCCGGCGGAATTGGCGCCGCAGCTGCCGGGTGGCACCGACCTGGCCGCCGCGCGCGCCGAGTGGACGCGTCTCGCGCCGATGCTGCGTCGGTGTCGTCAGGTCACCGAAGCCGATCGCGCCGCCCTCATCGCGCTGTGCATCGAATGGGACCGATACCTGGAAGCGAAGAAGGCGGCCTACCCGCGCGTCGTGCGCGCGCCGTCGGGCTACGCGATGCCGAATCCGTGGCTCGCCATCCAACACAAGGCGCTCGCCGCGTGCTGCAAGTTGTGGCCTGAATTGGGATTGACGCCGTCGTCGAGGTCGCGCGTCACTGCCGACGGACCCGGACCGGGCGGCGATGCGTTCTCGGAGTTCGACCAGCCACACGAGGGCCCGCCGCCGCCGACCCGACACTGAAGGGAACCTGAATGCTCGACCCGCTGAACCCGCTCGACGCATACGCGCACGACGTCGTGCGGGGCGTCGTGCTCGCGGGCAAGTATCACCAGCTGGCGTGCGCCCGGCATCTGCGCGACCGGCAGCGCGAGGGCACCGCCGCGTTTCCGTTCCGGTTCGACATCATCCGCGCGACGCGCTTCTTCCGCTTCGCCGAAAAACTGCGGCACTACAAGGGCGAATGGGCCGGGCAGTTCATCAAGCTCCAACCGCACCAGCTGTTCCGGCTCGGCTCGGTGTTCGGGTGGGTGCATCGCGACACCTGGCTGCGCCGGTTCCGCACCGCCTACAACGAGCTGCCACGGAAGAACGGCAAATCCCTCGAGGCGGCAGTCGTCGCGCTCTACCTCACCTTCTTCGATGGCGAGCCCGGCGCCGAGGGCTACTGCGTCGCGACGAAGCGTGACCAGGCAAAAATCGTGTTCGCCGATTGCAAGCGGCTCGTGCAGTCGTCGGGGCTGCGGTCGCGCATCATCGCGCTCACGGCGAACCTGCACCGTGAGGACACGGCATCCAAACTCGAACCGCTCGGCGCCGACCGCGACTCCACCGACGGGCTCAACCCGCACGCCGTCACCATCGACGAGGCGCACGCGATGAAGCATCGCGGCATGATCGACGTGATGGAGACGGCGACGGGCTCCCGTCGGCAGCCGCTCCTGAATTGGATCACCACCGCAGGCGACGACCCGATGTCCCCGTGCGGCGACATGCACGATTACATCTGCAAGATTCTCGATGGCGTCCTCGCCGACGAGACGGTCTTCGGGTTCATCGCGCACGCCGACACGGACGACGACTGGACCCTGGAGACCACCTGGCGGAAGGCGAACCCAAACTACGGCATCAGCGTGCGCCCCGACGACATGCGCGCGCTGGCGACGAAGGCGACGAATATGCCGGCCGCCGCCGCCGCGTTCCGCCAGAAGCGGCTGAACGAGTGGGTCAACACGACGGCGCCCTGGCTCGCGCTCGATGGCTGGCGGCGCGGGCAAACGCCGTGGACGTTGGCGTCGCTCGACGGGCAACTCTGCTACGTCGGCGTCGACATGAGTTCCAAGATCGACCTGACGGCGATCGTCGCCGCGTTTCCGCCGACCGAGGACCGGCTGGCGTGGCGCCTGGTCATCATCTGCCTGACGCCCGAAGCGACGCTGCTCGCCCGCAGTCGCCGCGACCGCGCGCCCTATCCGCTGTGGGTCGAGGCGTCGGACGCGGCGCGGCAGCTCGACCCGCTCGCCGCCTTCCTGCGCACCAATCCCGGCAATCGCATCGACCAGGCGGTCGTCAAGGCGATCGTCGAGGAGCTGCGCGCCCGGTTCAACGTCGCGAGCGTCGGCGTCGATCCCTGGAACGCGGGCAACCTGGTGAAGGAACTCGGCGACCTGGGCGTGCCGGTCGTCGAGGTGCCGCAGAACGTGGCGCAGCTGAGCGCGCCTGCGAAGGACTTCGAGGCGGACGTCCTCGATGGACTGGTCGACGCGGGCGGCAACCCGCTGATGGAGTGGTGCGCGTCGAACGTCGTCGTCGTGCGGGACAGCAACGACAACATTTTCCCGACGAAGAAGAAGTCGCGCGGGCGCATCGACCCGGTGACCGCCGCCATCATCGCCCGCAAGGTCGCGAGCATGGGCGACGACACCGACGCCGAAGATCCCGCTGTGGTGGCCGCATGAACAAACCGAAGCGCGGCGGCGGACGGCCCCCGCTCGACCCCGACGATCCGTCGGTGCACGTCGGAGTCAAGCTGCCCTCGAAACAATACGACGACCTCGCCCGCCGCGCGCTTCGCGAGGACGTGAGCGTGCCGGAAATCATCCGCCGCGACCTCGACCGGAAAAAATCCACAAACTGAGCCGCGTTCGGCGGCGGCGGCACACTCGGTCCATCCCGTGTGCTGTTTGGAAACCCGCCCTGCCTGCGGCGCCGCGTCATCGTCAACTTCACGCACGACGAGACGTCGGCGTTTGAAGGCGTGCTCTGGTCCTACGACTGGGGTGGTTGGATGACGCTGCGCGATGTCTCGGCGCTGAAGTCGAGCGCGGAGCCCGCGAAGATCCCCGGCGAGATCGTCGTCCATCGATCGCAGGTCGCCTACGTGCAGGTGCTGCCGTGATCGTGCGCACGCTCGCCGGTCTGCAATCGCTCACGACGCCGCCGAACCGTTCCACGTGGAACGAGCCGACGTCGATCAATCTCTACGGCAACACGCAGGCGTATGGCGAGATTTACAAGCGCCAGCCGAACGTGCGCACGATGGTCGACTTCCTCAGTCGCGCGGTCGCGCACCTGGGCCTGCCCGTCTTCCGCCGCCACTCGGACACCGACCGCGAACGCCTGATCGATCACGACCTGGCGCGCTGGCTCGCCAAGCCGAACCCGACGACGAGCGAGTTCCGCCTCAAAGAGTCGTTGATGGGTGACCTGGGCATCTACTTCAACGCCTATTGGGCCAAGGTGCGTTTTCTCGGCGAGCACGGGCGCCCGACGATCAACCTGGTGCGGTTGCCGCCCGAGGAGATGAGCGTCGAGGGCGGCCTGCTGCCGACGCACTACGTGTGGACGGTGAACGGGCGGCGGAAAGAGTTCGCGCTCTCCGAGGTCGTCTACTTCAACGGCTACAACCCGTTGAACACGCGGATGGGATTGTCGCCGCTCGCCACGCTGCACCGCGTCCTGGCGGAAGAAGCGGCGGCCGGCGAACACCGCGAGGCGTTCTGGCGCAACAGCGCGCGCATCGACGGCATCGTCACGCGTCCGGCGACGAAGCCCAAATACAACCCGACGCAGCTCACGTCCTGGCGCGAGCAGTGGCAAGCCGCGTATGGCGGCGGGCTGGGCGCAGGGCGCACGGTGCTGCTGCAAGAAGGCGAGACGTTCACGCCCGCAGGCTGGTCGCCGAAGGACGCCGAGTATTTGTCGGCGCGGAAGCTGACGACCGAGGAGTGCGCGCGCGCCTACCAGATCCCGTTGCCGCTCGTCGGCATCCTCGAACACGCCACCTTCAGCAACATCAAAGAGCAGCACAAGCATTTGTATGCCGACTGCCTCGGTCCGTGGCTGGAGATGATTCAGCAGGAGATCGAACGGCAACTGCTGCCCGATTGCGCCGACAACGACCGCGTCTACACCGAGTTCAACATTCAGGCGAAGCTGGCGGGCAGTTTCGAGGAACAAGCGGCGTCGTTGCAGGTCGCCACTGGCCGACCGTGGATGACGGCGAACGAGGCGCGCGCGAAACAGAACCTGCCGCAGAGCGACGACCCGAGTGCCGACAAGATCGCCGCGCAGCAGGGCGGACCGTCCGCCACCGCGCCGCGTCCGATGTCGCCGTCGGCGCCGTCGGCGCCGTCGGCGAACACCCTCGACGTCGATCGCATCATCCAGGCGCATCGCGCCCGACAGACGGCGTGGCTGGCGAGTTCGCCGGCCGGCGCGCGTGCCGACACCTTCGCGCTCAACGCCGACCGCTGGGATCGCGAACTCGCCGACGACCTCGCTGAGGTCATCAACGCCGACACCCATCGCCTACTGCGCGGCGACACGCCGCTGCTGGGGGAACCTGCTCATGCCTAAAAGCTACGACCACGTGCTGAGTTTCGTCCTCGATCACCCGTGGGCGATCACCGACTCGATGCGCGTGCTCATCGCCGGTCTGCTGGCGCGGCGGATTCTCGGCGAGGAACCCGATGCGACGGAGCTGGCGGCGTTCGTCAAGCGCAGCAACGAGCCAAAGCCTGGTCGCGGCGGCGTGGCGGTGATTCCCATCCAGGGCACCATCGCGCCGCACATGAACGCCTTCGGGTCGATGTCGGGCGGCACCGACTTCGATTCGCTGACGGCGCATCTGCACGCCGCCGTCGATGACGAGCGCGTGCGGACGGTCGTGTTCGACATCGACTCGCCCGGCGGCAACGTCGCAGGCGCGACGGAGTTCGCCCGCGAGGTGCTGGCGGCGCGCTCGAAGAAGACCATCGTGGCGCAGGCGAATCACCTGCTGGCGTCGGCGGCCTATTGGCCGATGGCCTGCTGCACGGAGATCGTCGCGTCGCCGTCGTCGCTCGTTGGCGCCATCGGCGTTGTGACGATGCACACCGACATCTCCGAGGCGCTGGCGAAAAACGGCATCAAGCGTGACGTCATCGCGGCAGGCAAGTTCAAGGGGGAATCGTTCGATGGCGGGCCGCTCTCTGAGGAGACGCGCGCGCACATCAAGGCGCTGGTGGACGGCGCCTACGGGCAGTTCGTCGGCGACATCGTGAAAGGACGCGGCGTGAAAGCGTCCGACGTGCGCAACGGCTACGGCGAAGGGCGCCTCGTGCGCGCGGCTGATGCCTTGGAGCTCGGGATGATCGACCGCGTCGCCACCCTCGCCGATACGCTCGGCCGCTACCTCCCGACGCCCGCAGCCAACCCCGACCCGTCGTCGTCGCCACGTGCCACGGACCAGGAGCTGCCGCTGTCGGCGGCCACGTCCCAGGAGCGCGCAGCGGCAACCCAGCGGCAGAAGTTGGACCTTCTGTCGCTTTGACCCCAACCCTTTTTTCGAGGACACGACCATGAACATTGCCGCAATGGAAGCCGACCTGAGGACCAAAGCCGCCGCCGCCACCGCGCTGCTCACCGCGCAGATGACCACCGCGCAGGCCGAAAAT